TAGAACTCCATGTAAAAGCTATAATGTCTTGGTATTTACTTCCTCTTACTATAGTAATTTCGTTAATTTTTTTACCGTTTGCAATAAATTCTTTTCGTGGCATTGAATCTTCTGATTCTTGAAAGTGGCAATTTTTACAATCTGTTAAAGGATATTGTCTTGTAATATCGCTTGCATGGCATATACATGGTATAGATCTCCATCGCGGCACATCTATGATTCCATTAATTTTAAATTTAATTTCTTTTTTCTTTGTTAACATTTTATGCTCCAACTAAAATTTTTGAGTATAAAGACACATCGTCCATTTGCGTTAAAGGAATAGAAAGTGAGCCACCGTCCCCGCTTAATGTACTGTTATGAGTATGTGCAGCCACTGTAGAACTGCCACCACTACTTCCACCACCAAAGGACAATTAGACCATTACCTCAATTGGTACTTCTGTCCTAGTTGCAGGTAAGACTTGTGCTTCAACTAATGTTGTACCGGCTGCACCAGCTATTACAGTAAGATAGTTAACAACTGTATTATCTACCGTAGAAAAATTAGATGCTGCTAAGTTTTGAAATTGACCGTTAAGATTATAATCATATGAAGCGGCATTTGCTGAGTCGTTATTAGATATTTTTAATGATATTGCACGACCCAAGAATTGGTCAGGAAAAGATATTCCAGTAGTTGCACCGGCAGGACATATTACACGAACCGGATAGAGTAAAGGGGTATTACCAGAATTTAATGCAAAATTGTTTACTATAGAATTAGAAAAAGGCATAAGAAATTGTAACTCCTAATTTAACGGACTGCCATATCTTACAAGAATCTGACCGTTGAATAATGCGCCAACTGTTTGCACAGCTTGCCACTGGTACGACCCAGAACTCATTGAAACGGGTCCAATCGGAACGCGCCCTGCAGTAGCCGCTGAGATAGCTGAACTGAAAGCTCTTACACTTGTTGCATTACCATTTTTAACCAAAGTGTATTGCAGTAATTGTGTTGCTGCGGGATCTACTAAATTGACTACGTCTTGTAAAACGTTTGGTGTTAAGGTTAAGAAGCTATTGAGAGTTGTTTGATTATCTACCATGAAAACGGGGGCGTTTAAAGCTGCAATAGTGGCAGCGTAAGTTCTTTGAACTGGAAGTGCCATTATACTCCAAACTCCTCTTGTGGCATTGTAGCACCGCCGCCAAACATTCCACCAAGTTGGGATAACCCACCTGTTAGAATTAAGTTAGCTGCACCGCCAACGATTCCGCCTGTAAGAAATGCTGCACCTGTAGCTGCTATCGGAGTTATTGAGCTATTAGGGGCGACCCTACTCATAACTAAAGATACCAAACTTCCTGCGCCAATTCCTTTGACAACATCGCCAATGACACCGGTTTTCAAACTAGAACCAATACCTCTACCCATTGAAGAACTTCTTCTTCGGATAGTTGATCTACGTTTAACCATACTCTTCCTTGGTGCTCTTGTATTAGTAGTTGTTGTTTTTCGTCTTGTTGTTGTCGTTTTTCGTTTTGCTTTAGTCGTAGTACGTTTTGATTTCTTCTTAAAGCCGCCTGATTTCATTATACGAGCAAACTTTCTTCTTGCTGCTAATTGTTTTGCACTAGCCATATCTTGTACTCCTAGTTGAATTTAATCCTCTGTTATTTGTTGCGATATAACTTAATGGATTTTGATTAATGATATCTTGTTGTTGTTGTGGTGTTTGTGGTTGGGGGGATATTGCACCAATGTATGGTGCATTTGGTGTTACAAAACCTCCTTGTGTAGTTGGTGGACTTGCATAAACTGTTGGGAAATTTTCTATAATTGGAAGTCTTGTAATAATTGGACTACGAGTTTCTTGTTTCATACCTTGATCGAATGGTTCTGCAATTGGTGTAACGCTAAAAGGGTTATATTTTCCGGCAGGATCTACAAATCTATCGGCTGCCAAGTTAGGGTCTAATGTTGCTGCTTCCTCTAATCTTGCACCGGCAACTAATACGGGATTGTTTGCAGGATTTTGAATATTTTCTACAATATTAGAAACGTTTCCAAAACCACTACCTAAACCCGAAGTTAAATTTCTTAATCCGCTTCCGGCAAAAGAACCAATACTTTCTCCAATAAAACGTGAATTTTTTATCAGTAAATATGCACCTAAACCAATTGCTGCAATTGGTAATAATGAAGTAAGAGTAGAACCTAAACCTGACGTTATACTTCTACTAAGTGAAACCATGTTATACGATAAACGTCAAGTAATTTAACGATATCGGTGTTTTTAGACACTTTCTTCAGGTAATCCTCTAGCGTAACGACTTAACCCTGCTATCAAGTTTGCTTCTTTAGAACCAGTATTTTTTGAAAAAAAGAGTTGTTTATTTTCTGGAGAAATATACACATTCCGTCCTAAATTAATACTAAAAGATGTACGACCTAATGAATAATCGTTTGGTGGGGGTGTTGGTTCTGGTGTTGGAATTATAATTGGTTCTGGTGTTAATACTGGAATTGGTGTTGGCAAAATGTTTTCTAAAAGTGGAATTGTTTTTTGTACTGGTTCACTTTTAATTTGAGTAATAATATTACTAACGGGATCTGTAATTTGAGGCAGTGTATACGTTGATGATAACTTTCCATTCTTTGAGAGAACCAAAGCTGCGACCAATGCACCGCCAATGACAAGAATTTCATTAAGTTTCATCAATTACAAAATAAGCACTTGTCAATTTTAACTCTTTCGCCATCAAAGATAATCCCGAATCCTGCATAACAAGCTGTACAAAACTTTCCTTTTTCATTCCCACGTTTAGACGGATTCCATATCAATGGTAGGTACATCAGTTTTTCCTTTTGGTGTTTTAACAAACTTTCCAATTAAATCAGAAACCTTTTCAGGATTATCTTTAACCATCTTTTCAATAAATCCCATAGCTTCCGGACTTTGTAATAATGGCTGAATGTTTTTTGGCAGCATTGGTGCAAATTGAGAAATTAATTGAGATATACCGCCAATAGGATTTGATTCATCAAAATCATCTTTAGATATAGAAACGCCTTGCTTCATTTTGTTTAATTTACCATTTAGTTTCTTGTTATCTTTTTCTAAATTATCAATATATTCTAAATATCTATTCTTAAGCTTACCATGAATTTCATTAGAACCAAACACATTTTTAGTAATTACTATACCGCACACACCTGCTGCAACAACTGCAACTAGGATAATATATTCAATCATTTAAAATCCTCACTATATCAAACATTCTTTTACATTTGACACATCTATAACAAACTTGATCTTTTGCATGATTATAATCATAACAAATCAATTGATGATTTCCACATAATGGACATGTTTGTTTATTCATCTTTATCACACAAACATCTAACTTTAGTTGTATTAACTTCCGATTTTCTCACTTCTACTTCAAAGCTACAATCACAATCCTCACAATTAAAATAAATCCAAACTTTTTCCATACTGTTCATACTATCCATACTGTTAAAAGACTTTCTTTACCCCTCTCTTTCCCCCGAACCCCCTATCTTACCCCTATTTCCACTCTAAATCACTACACTTATTTCCACTACTATCTTATCTTTATCTATCCTCAAAAGGGAAAGGCAATCTGCGGGGAATGTCTTTCGGGGTTGGGGAACCCCAACAACGCAAAAAAGTAAATAAAGTTGTTTGGGGAAATTTACGAAGCAAATACCAAGTGTGTGTGTGTAAAGTTAAATAGAAATTATTTTAAGAGATATTATGAGATTTCCAAAGAAAACAAGTGAATTGCGGGTTCATAAAACGTTAACGATGACCGTATCATTTTGGGCTCTGGTTGAACAGATCAGATCAAAACAAGGATTAGATACAGCAGATGAAGCTATCTTTGTATCAGTGAGACAACTAGCTCGTAAGATAGGTATTGAAGCATGACCTGCAAGAAAGGTAGAGGAACCAACAAGATACACACTTGGCAAATATCGCATTGTGATATATCAGGTCATGGTCTGTGTACATTCTGTCAAGTGAGATGGGATAAACAATGAGTTATTCATGCCCTCAATGCCAAGAACAGGTCTTGAACGATAAACAAGTCCGCTGCAGTAACTGTAAAATCCTATTTGACTGGGATTAGACCCCTTTATTTCCACTCTAGTAGTGGATTTTTTTATTTTATTTGTATAGCAGAATAACCCGAACTATGAGGGAGTGTGCTTTCTGCGTTGTAAATTTGTAAATAATTAGTGTTATTAATTCCTAGTCTGCAATTCATTCCAGAGTTATATTCCGCACCATCTGAAAAAATTAAATTGGCTTCTTGAACTCCCTGTGTCAACATAACTTTTGCAGCACCATATCCAAATACAGATAATACAATTAATTCATTAGTACCTGCAGGTTGAACCGTAAACCATACAGCGCCACCGGTTGGATTAACACCATTTACCATATCTCCAATTGCCATTTAGTTAGAACTCCATGTAAAAGCTATAATGTCTTGGTATTTACTTCCTCTTACTATAGTAATTTCGTTAATTTTTTTACCGTTTGCAATAAATTCTTTTCGTGGCATTGAATCTTCTGATTCTTGAAAGTG